GTTGTGTACTGGCCTCTATTACATAGGGCGTAAAGACCTCTGGGATGACAACATCGGAGCGTAATGTCGCCACGAATTAAGTCTCCAAGAAAAAGTTTTTACAGTTTGGGCGCAGCCCTTAGTCACATCGGCGCAGCCTTTTGTAACTTATTGATGATATCTTAACCACTCGCGGCCGTTTTGTACTTTTCATATAAATCAGGATTTGTTTTATATAGTCTTCCTTGCTCCGTCAAATTATAGTTTTCTGGCAAAAATGGATTTTTAGATCCTGGCGGAATACCTTTTCCTGAACTTTTCCCAATCGGTGCGCCGCCACCTTGAAGTGCTTCCTTCTTTAAAATCCAATCAGGTAGCAACGTAGTCGCCGCTTCTTTTAATGGTGTTTCTGTAAATCCATCTTCTGATAAAACAACAACTTTTCCAGTTGCATCCATCTTGATCTTGTCCTTGCCTAATTTGTTCAGTGCGTAATCTGTATCCCTTACATATTCAGATAAAGCAGAAACGGCAGGTGTAATTAATTGCAATTCTTTCAACTGCGCCTCTAGCTCTTTAATCTTTTCATCTTTTTCTTTGACGGCATCCCTGAACTGTTGCTCTCGCGATTGCAAGGCCTCGTTATATTTGCCCTCGGATTCAAGCTTTGATTGTTCCGCCTTCCGCTTGAACTCAACCAGCTCCTCATAATCACTTGGAGCTTTGGGCTTGCTATTTCTTGCAGCCCGCAATTCAGCGATCAATTCGCTGTTCTTTTTTTCTAGGTTTGAAACACTAGTTTTAAGAGCGTCTGTTTCGTCGCTTTGAGCTTCAACAGGCGCAGCCTCTTGAACTTGTTCTTCTGACATAAATAACCCGCAGGGTTAAAAGATTAATAATTATTCTACCTCTTTTTTAGGTGTTGGCTTCTTTTTTGTGGTTTTCGCTTTTGGTGGGGCAATATCAGGCTCGACAGAACCGCCTTTTTTCTTGGCAAGCTTCTGGAAAAATGTTTCAGCCATAATTCAAATTGGGTTGTGTTCTCATATTACTTCTTTTTACCCTTTTTCTTCTTTTTGCCCTTTTTGTACATGGATGCTGGCATTTGAGTTACTCCCAAAACTTAGAGATAAGATCGAAATCTTTCTCAGTATTAGCCGCATTGTACAAAGCTTCCGTTGATCTTCCTATGAATAGTTTATCTTCACCTGTCGCCTTATCATAAGCAGCCCGCATTAGCTGAGGAACTTTCTTGTTCTCAGGCCATTCGGAAATCAGTTCAACTACTTGATTAAATTCCATTTCTAAATAGGAGCCTTCAAAGCGGCGGCCATAGCATCATCAACCCATTTATATGCGCCAGGTGATGCCTTCTTCAAACCTACAGGATCAAAGACATATTGCACGAAACTTTCCGCAAACTGTTCCATATAGTTGCTTTTTCCGTAAATGCTTGGAATCCATTGGTTGCCTGTCATCGCAGGTCTGTTCGCAGCGTAATGGATTTGATGCCCCATTTCGTGAACATAAGTTGTTAACCAACTTTGTTGGCTAACCCAACGGCTTGGCTTTGTAATGTCCTTAGAATAAACCCTTTTATATAAAAGCCGTTCGACAAGTTGGCTAGGCTCTCCCTTGACTGCATTCTGAACACTCGCTTTCACAGCATCCCTAACCTCTTTCAAGTTTTTAATAGGCTTAAAGGTTGTTTCCCTGCGCAGGACAATATGATTTGCGCCTTGGAATGTATAACCGCCAGCACCTTTATTTCCTTTCATCGTGAAAAATTTATCAAGATAAGCACTATTCATTCCTCTATTAACATCATCTAACCCGTTTTCGCTGTAATGAATACCCCTTCTAGCTCTGACGCTATTCTTTTGAATAAATTTATTTGTTATAGGGTCGAAATCAGGTGCAATGCTATCCACAATACCTTTTTCGCCTCTTTTTTTATTCAATTGAAGGCTCTTTTTAAACTGTGGGTTGTCCATTAAATAAGCCATTTTTTCTTTTTGCTTAGACCAAGGCCCTGTCGCTTCCCTTCCATTAGACCAACTGGCAAAAACCTGTCTCTTCTCTGCGAACTTCCTTAATTTTCTTGCATTCGCTCCCGCTGCTCCGTCCATTCCATCCATTAAATCAAACGCCTGATTTACATCAGTTGCCTTAATTTTTGATCCTTCTGGTATCCCCTGTAATTGAGCGATAGTTGGCAAAGTTGGATCTCTCTCCTCTAAAGCTTTTAATTTTGCCTTCGCCGTTTTTAGTTCTGTTTTTGTTTTTGTTATCTCCTTATCTAACTGCTTAATAGTTGTTGGCTTTGGTTTTGGTTTTACTTTTGGCTTTGGCTTCGCTTTCACAATCTTCGATGGGTCTCCATACCTCTTGTGCAATGTCGCTAAAGAAACCTCAGAACCGTCATCTCTTAAAAACTTTTTCATCGCTTCATCTGCGCCATATTTGTCCGCCAAACGATTGAAATATTTAGCCTTTTCCTTCCCTAAAGTTTTGATCTGCATAGGACCAGGCTCAAACTTTGATATTTTCCCCGACTTGGTTTTTGCCCTTTGACCATGAAGCCATTTGCCATAAGTCGTATCGCTCGGCACTGATCCGCCCGCCGCTGCCCGTTTCCCTAATGGTTTGCTAGGTGGTTTTACATTGGGATACTTTTCTTGAATCTTGCCGTAATCAATAACAGCAACAGTCGTCGATCTGCAATTAAAATGCTGCGCTGGCTCTGGTCCCTTCCCATAAATAAATTCTTTCCCATCCAGCTCTCGGCAAATTGGAGAAGTCTTGGAGTCAAGCGTTGCAACATACTTATACTTTTCAGTCAAATCAGGGTTCGCTTTATAAACTTGCTGGCTTGCTGTATTTGCAACTTGATTAACGCTTGTCCTTGTCAACGTCATTACTTGATGATTTGCCAACTTTGTTAGCTCGCCTCCTGACTGTGCAAGTTGTTTAACGGATAAAGGTCCAATATCTCCAAAATCTAAATTGCCAACTAATTGCCTTGCTAATTGCTGCGTTGTTTCACCTGTCAACAGGCCATCTTGAACAACAGTTGCAAAACGCTCCGCATTTCTCTCCGCTAATCCTCTAAAAGTTTTCGCAATGCTTGTCCCTCCTGGCATCCTGATTTGAGAGCCTTGTGTCGCTGTTAATTTGAAAGATGGACTTGGACCCTTAACCACCTCCTCCATGCTCCGACTTAAAATATTTGTACTGACGCTTAAAGGGTCGGCATTAACAACCGCCCTTGCGAAACTTGGCGTGACCTCTACCGAATTAACAGATAAAAGTTGTCTTGCACTAGGTGATAATGCTCTAGAAATTTGTTGCGTTGCAAAATCCGATTGAATCTGTGCAATCCCTTCTAAATCCCTTGCTAATTCATCGACGCTCTTGACTGACCATGTTCTCAAGCTCTCTCTTGTTTGAGCCAATAACGCCCGCAATCTTGCAGCTCGAACCTTTGGACGTTGTGCGCTTGGCATTGCCTCGATTCGCTTCAACTCTGCAACCGCCCTCAAAATGATGCGGTTATAAGAATTAATTAGCTTTTTAGATGTTCCGTTGCTGAAACGGTTTAGGTCTATTGCGTTTCTAAATAGCCCCTCTGGTAAATCCTCCATTCACCTATTCGTCCTCTTCCACTTCTTCCACAATTTCATCAACGTCCTCTTCAGGTTCGGGAGGTTCCGCCTGAATCTCCAAACCTGCCAACTGTGTCGCCTCCAATTCTTCCTCAACCTGAAACTCATCACCTAAGACTTCGCCTTCTTCGAGCTGCTTTAATAAAGTTTCTTGAGTGATAGTTCCCGCTGTATAAAGTTGAAGCAAACTGCCAATCTCTTGCGAATCTAACCGAGAAGCTAAGAAATCACGATTGACGAAACTACTACCAAACTCATTAATGCCTAAATATTGAGCATGAAAAACTAAACAGTTGTCGATCATATCTTGCATCTGTTGAGCGATGACCTGCATGGTGCTATCACCTTGGCTTCGATCGATCCGCTTAGATTCAGCCGTTTCGGCTCCCATTTTCATTCCCAATACCGCAGCTAAACCCAAATTATTAATCTGACCTTCGAGCTGATCTAAACGCTTGAATTGAGCGTCGTAACTTTTACCCTCTGGCTCGATATATTCCGCCTTACCTTCAGAAGGAAAAGCCAAAGCTTCACCTGGACCCGCACTTACTTCCTCACCTGTTTGCGGGAAGCCAAAGAATGCCAGCATCGGCACCCCAGAGATATGCAGCATATTATCCAGATCGCTCTGGATTTGATACGCCTTCAAGTTCAATTCGGCAATATCCTCCATCGGTGGGCGTGATTCCATAATTCCAACCCTGTTCGCATACGCAACAGAAAATGGAATCTCACTTAGAGCAGTTGTTCCTTCATCGACCAATTTGAACTCACCGTCTTCACCCTTGCGATGAATTTCAAACGCGCCAGGAGTTAAAACCCTAATCTGTTCAACCTCAACTTCGCCGTACTTTCCTTCTGGTTCAACAATACGCTCCGACAATCGAAGCTGAGTTAATTTTGGAACGCCTTCAACAATCTCAGACCGCCAACCTAAAATATCTCGCGGTGTATAAGCACACCAATATGGTCGGCCTTCTGTTCCCGCCGCAGGTGCATCAACTAAAACACCAACATGGCCATACCGAATTGCTAGGCGAGCTGTGTTATAAGTCCAAATATTTAGATCATTCCCTTGCAAATCAACGTCAAATAATTGTTCGCGTACCACATCGTTTACGTCTGTCAATCTGACAGGCTTGCGGGTCAGCATCCCGCCCAACATTCTCTCAAGTCTCAAGAAATACGGCGGGCAAAC